TCCCAATCTTTCGGCGTACCTAATCGAACGTGATGAGAGCAAGGGTCGCCACCCTCGTCCCAAATTCGCATCTCCTTTTCAGTCAATGGACCGCCATCGTGCGTGTTGCAAAACTGTTCAGTACAATAACCGTTTTTGATTCCATGATCTAACCATTCTTCAAACGTCATAGCCCACCTCTCTCGTTCATTATTTCTTCCCGCTTGTTCCGACCAACAACTCAATGGCAACTACAAGCAACAAAACGGCAAAGACTCCATAAACCATTTCACTTCTTCCCTTGTTTCGTGGCCCCTGGTTCGGCGTTGGTGGTGAAACACTTCCAAAAGCCCGTCGGAACGTGACGCCACTCTTTATTTTTGGGGACAATCTCGACTCCGCAGTTCTTACATTTCACAACAGGGCCTTGCAACTTGTCGCTCATTTCTACTCCTCTAGTTCTTTTGGATTTATCGTGATTGTTGCGGTGTTAGTCATCCCAAATCCCAAACTGATCTTCTTCGTATTTCAAGGGCTCGTCAAACTCGGGGTCCCAGTCGTCCCGACAGTTTTGGATGTCCGCAATCCGACAAAGATCGTAATGACTATGGAAAGGAACGGAACAATTCTTGCAACGGATGTAATCACCGTCATCGTCAAAGTCTCTGCTACTAACTCCTGCTGGATAATTACTCATTTCTCCATCCTTACAAGTTGACCGGCTTCGATTTTCCATCCGTCGTAGACAAACGACCAACGAAGGTCCGCCCAACTCAGGTTGGCCGCCCGACACTCCGGCAGACACAGGTCCGCACTCGGCTCGGTGTTCATGTTGTCTCCTTGGTCGTTCATGATTCCCACGAATGTTTTGTCACCTTGCTACCCCCTTTTGCCTCTGCAAAATAATAAGCCCTGCCAACACACCCGCGTTCATTGAGGTCAACAACATTACCCTCAACGGAGAGAAGGTCGTCGAGCATTGTCTTATGCAACTCGTGCGAATGTCCGGGATGGGCTGGGATGTCAATCCATTCAAAAATTCGGATTCTGTCGGCGTTTCGTCTCGCAACTGCAATTACTTCCGTCGGGTCTTCAACGTGTTGGAGAACATTGTAAATCCAACACTCGTCGTACCTTGCAGGACTTATGAATGATTCCCCTGCGGAACGTATGTATTCAATTCCTTCGGCCTCGTAGCGAGCCGCAACCCAATCTGGATACGGGCATGGGTCAACCACTGTTCGGTGTCCGGCGTTGATCGTTTTGAGCAACATGGATGACGGTCCGCCACCAATATCCAACACACTGCCTCCGTCAATGTCATACACCGGCCAATGGCCATCAAGATTTTGCGGACTCAAGTTCATCAACCGCGCATAGACAATTTGCTTGGATTCCTCACCGTAGGTATTGGCACACGAGCCCCACCAGTCTGCTTCGAAATCTTGATGGTTATTGCTCACGCTTGTTGTTCCTTTTTCCAGCCTAGAAACCAAATCCTGTATGGACTTTTCGACCACTTCCAGCAGGGTTAGATTCTTGTTCTTGCAGTATTGCGAGAGGACGTAAAGTTCATCGGCGTCGAAGTCAATCGCCACGCTGGTCTTGTCTTGTTTGTCCAAACGTGCCTCTATCTTTTCAACAGCAATGCTCAGATTGACTAGCCACGCATCCGTTTCTTTGTGAAGCCTCTTGTGCTTTCGGTTGCTTAGTTTTTTCTTGTCGCGCTTCTGGCTCACCTGAGTTCTCCTGTCACTGCTTCGCTTTACGGGCTAACCGTTTACTGTTTCTGACGTTTCGGTTCTCTTGTATCGCATTATCATTGGATATCCGCCGTCTCCCCTTTTTCGTTTGTCATTCAATGGGCTCCTCGGTAATCCCCGTGCCTTCCAAAAAACACAGAAACTCAACCGACTCTGGCGTGTCGCCCCAAGACATATCAGCCGACAAAAGGTACACTCCTTCTTTGAGGTGAAGTGTTTTCATGTCTCTTGGATAGAGTCCTCTTTCGAACAATGCCACTATCCAATCTTTTGCCCAGTTGTAAAGTCGCTTGCGTTCTTTGTCGTCGTCCTCTTCCTGTGCGAAAATTCCGTAGTCTTCCCAGTAAAGGTTTTCCTCAAGACTCGCCTCCAGCCGATCAAGCAGGATATTTTTTAGGTTTTCCGACGGTTCAACTGTTTTTCCGTCAGAGTCTTTTGGCCATTCCGCTATTCCGTAAATAAGGTCAGCGCCCACTATCCGTCTCCTTTGTTGTCGTTTGTAATTACTGTTCGCTCCTCTTCAATGAACGCCACATCATTCACCGCTTCAAGAATTCGCAACTCGTCGCGAGATATCTTGGACAAGATTCGCAACTCGTCAGCAGATATTTCGGACAGGATTCGCAACTCGTTAGCGTCGAAGTTAATCATCGTCTCGCCGTGCAACTTGTTGCTTGCGAGGTCGCTTGGTGACCACGGTTTCAGTGAACGTGCGCCACGCCTTGCGACCGTAACTACCACCGACCACGGTGACTTCAGCGGGGCGTGCGTTGTCAAAAATGTCAACGTACACAACTTCAAAGACTCCCTGCTCGCCTTTGATCTTCACGAGGTCACCTTTGTTGAGTTTGTCGTGTTGCTCGACGCGCGTCTTTTTGCCAAGTTGCTTGCGGCTCAATCGCTTAATTTTGCTATCTCCCATTTGAATTTCCTTTCGTTGGTATTACCGAGGCCCTCACCCCGTGTAATTAATTATAGTACCGTATTGTATCCCGATGCAAGTATTCTTAAAACCCTTATATTTACTAGGGAAACTGTCATCCCGTCTTGTGAAGCCATCACCACGAGCGCCCGAGCGATGGCGCTCGGTGTCCAAGTGCTTCCTTATGTCCGTGATGTCCCACGGCCCACCACACAATGAGCATCTCATCAAGTAGCGCTCCGTCATTTAATACAAGTCCCGTCGCAACCGATCAATTTCGTCAATGAGTGCGATCGTTCGTTGGTCAACAATGTTGAGCGCATTCATATACTCATGCAGTCGGTCACCGGCCATGCGCAATATCTCGTCAGCACTTTGCATGGTCCGGTGAGCAATCGCAACACCGTGTATCGGCTTCGGTATTTCCGCATCCCAAGGCACACCAACTACCTACTTAACCTTGAGCACACGAAACGATGATGACTTTGTGAGCGCTTCGGCAATCTCAGGGTACTCCGCTTTTAATCGCTTCGTGTCCACGCTCGAACGCGACTGCTCTTTCCAAGTGACAACACGTTCACCGTTGACCACACCAACTTCGGCGTCTTGTAGCAACGTCATGATTTCACTTTCGACCTTACGCACCTCTTCGGCGGCAACATCGGCTTTTGCTTTTGCATCGGCCCGTCGTTCGATAAGTGACATAACACTCACGTCAAGGTCAATTTCCTTCCCCGACGATGCAGTGTAAGCCTTGCGAATTGTTTGGTGGGTACTATCGGACCCATCAATGTCGGGCTCAACGCGTTTGTTTACCTCATCCCAAAAGGCCGCTTCCAATTCGATGAGTCTGTCAATGTACGCGTCGTCTCGTGGAACCTCGTAGTGACGCATCTCTTTGCCTTGAAGCAACACCGCCACCACCGATGTCGGTAAGCCCGTGACCGCCATGTAGTGTTGAACTTGCGAGACGTAGTACGGAGGTACTCCGTCATCCCACGAGTAAGGGTTGGCGCTCGTTTTTATTTCCAAGACGCTTGCGGGTTTCCCGTCGCTTCCAAGAATGAGCCGGTCAAGGTTGGCCAACATAAACTTGTGCTCGGGGTGAGCGTAAAGGTTCGTGTCGTTCACGAGGTCAACGCCCGTGCTTTCTGCGTAGGCGTCGGCAACGACCGGCTCCATCTTGTGGCCGAACGCCATGGCTGGCGTCTGGGCAAGTTCGATGGGCTTGTCAGCAACCTTGTCGCTCCACAATGCGTAGCGCGAGGTCCATGGGCTCACGCCCAAGATGGCGGCGGCATCACTACCGCCGATGCCTCGATGACGAGTTTCAAGCCACTCGCTCTTGCTCATGTCAGACGTATCGGCAATCACGTCGGGGAACGTGAGACTTGTAATGATGAGTTGATCGGTCATTGGTTTTTACTTTCTTTCTGCTTGGCCGCTTCGTAAGCGACGATTCCTTTTTGTGTGATTTTGCAAATCATGACGTCGGCTCCAAACGATGACTTGGCCCGCTCGCCGGTGTCTACGATGTGTCCGTGCTCTCGCAGTTCCGAACTACGTTTCCAGGGAGATGACGACGCAGGTGGCGTGAGTCCCGCTAGAGCGGCGCTTTCTTCGTCGGTAAGCCCGTGAATGGAGCGGTAATAGGTCTCAAGCAATCGGGTGCGGTGGTTGCCCCAACGAATCAGGCTCGCCCCGTCGTTAGCCGCCAGATGCGTTGTGTCGGGGTCGTCTCGACGTGCTCCGGCTTGAATGACGTCGGTGAGTAATTGATTTGATTCATTAACCACTTCCACCACTTGATCGAATAACGATACGTTCATCCCTCTCCCTCCGTTACTTCCCAAATGAGCGCTTGGCGCGCCGCCCTCAGTATTTCATCAGCAAGGTGTAACGCCGCCGCAACCGTGAGAGGCTCCATTTGCCACGTGTTCCCATTTGGGCACACCTCGCCATCGGTGGCGATATAAACCAAGCCACCCTCCAACTCGCCCCACAAGGGCTCAGCAGTAATCATCATGTCTCCCTTCAAAGAGATTTATTTGAAGCAACTTGCCTCGGTGGGCGTCGGTGACCTCACGAAACCGACACCCACCGAGACCTATTGGCCCCGATGGTCACACTTCGACGTAACGAAGGACTCCGTGAACATTTTTGTAAGCGGCTACTTCAAAGTGGCCGGTCTCGCAAATTGAGTCAATGGCGTCTTGAACCCAAGCCCACCGATTATTTTCGGTGAGTTCGTCCCAATCTTTGACAATTTTTGCCAGTTGATCTTTAATTTCCTTTTCTTGTGATGTGGTCACTATCATTTTGTTATCTCCTTGTGTAGTGGTTGTTTGAACAGGTCAAGCAATCTCGATTGCAACCGAGAGCACTTCCTTCTTAAACTCTTCCATCGTCGAGTTGCTGAAACTGAATCCCGATGCGCCCATTTCTATTTGAATTCGTTTGGCTCGGTCTACCTCGCAACCAAGAATGTCCATGATGTCCTGGGTCCAGATGTTCATGACGCCACCTCGATTCCCTTCGCTTTGCTCAGGTCGGCACCGCGCAGGTCGGCACCGCGCAGAACGGCACCGGTCAGGTTCGCACCCTCCAGAATTGCACCGGTCAGGTTGGCACGACGCAGGTTGGCACCGCTCAGATCGGCACCGCGCAGAACGGCACCGGTCAGGTTGGCAAGGCATAGGTCGGCACCGGACAGGTTGGCACCCGCATGTATTTTGTAGGTCTTTGTGATTTCCATTTTGGTTCTCCCTTCAAAGAACTCGCTTCATGGGGCTCCCTGCCCCACGTAGAAAACATACACCCTATTTTATCTCGATGCAAGCACCCTAGAAAACCCTTGGGAAATAAGGGGAAACTGTCACCACGCAGCACAACCATTTTGGTCGGGGATGGACATTCCGTATTGCGCCCTGAACTTTTCTGCCACGGCAATTTGTGCGCTGATACTCAAGTCGGATGTTCCGCCCGAGGCGTACCAGTTCGTAGCGCTGATTCCGAGCGAGTTTGGGTAGGCGGGAAATCCGTAGTTCCCCCAACCACCCTCTTCGCACACACTGACGCGTGTCCATTCAGCGTAAAGCGTTGGGTCAACTCCAAGCGGAGCGCTTGACGTGACTGGTGCACTTTGTGGTGCCGTCGGTGTCACCGAATTTGGTATCGGATTTGAAATCACCACAACGATTGGTGCCGGTGGCGTTTTGTTGAGGTGAGACAACTGCGATGTCAATTCCATCGCTCTCGCTGGAAGTACCAACTGGTTAGTTGGATTTGTATTGATTACCTTCGCGCTGGCGCTTTGCGTACTTGGCGAAGTTATGAAAAGTATTGAAACAATAATTGCTATGAATGAAATTAGGATTGCGATCTTCTCGCGCATGTTGACTCCTTTTGCTCTGTGGGGACGATCACTGCTTTGCCGAGTTGATATGGACTCCGTGAACAAACTTCATTCCGCGTTCGCGACGCTTCGGAGCAGGCGAGTGTTAGCCGTCCTTGTGCATTAGTAAGTCAAATGCGACCTCTTTCCAGTTGCTTCTTCTCCATCTTAGACCTTGGGGTCGTCATCCATATATCCGAAGCCGCCACAACGGTCGCAACGCTCCACGGTTCCTCTTCCGACCACTTCGTGATCTTCTACCTCTTTCCATCCGGTGCCATCACAATCGGTGCACGTCAGGTTGCTTGTGTGGCCTTTCATTTGCTGTTTGGCTGTTCCGTTTGTGAAAAGGGAGGGATAGTGCTTAGCAATCGCAGACGGCGAAATAGAGAGTTCGGGCCACTTCTTTCGGTAGGCATCGGCAACCTGCACAATGGTCGCCGCTGTCGCTTCGACATCTCGCAGTTCCTTGACCGCCTTGTTCACCGCTCCGCGTGCGCTCGATGTCATCACTGACGGGTCGAGGCCACACACGGAAACCACTGCATCGAAAATCGTGTCCGGCTTTTTCGTTCGCTTTTGCGAACCAAAGGATGTATTGGATGTATTACTTATGGTTAGGGGCTCCTGGGGAAGCCCCCGCGGGGCATCGTGGGGGAGCCCCCGCGAGGGCTCCTGGGGAAGCCCCCGTTCCACGGTTTTTACTGTCGGGGGCTCGTGGGGGAGCCCCCGGTCCATGATGATGTTGTAGAGATTCGGCCGACGATCTGTTGGGGTATTCAAGGTGCCACCCCGCTGTTTGTGAGTCTTCAACCAGCCGTCAATCTCCAATTCACGGAGCAAGGTCCGAATTCGATTTGTCTCAACGCCAACCTTCTTGGCTAATCGTGCTTTTGATGGCCAGGCGTTGTTTCCATCGTCGTCAGCGTGGTCCGCAATCGCAAGTAGCAACATCTTTTTCGTGGTCGGCAGGTCTTGCTCCCAAACCCATGACATGACCTTGACGCTCATTTCGATTCGCCCGACAACTCTTCTTTCTTGACACTCGCAAGAATCTCCGCCCAAACCCCCGGCTCATTTTGTCGAACCCACTTCGCCGCTCTCGTCAGTCGCTTTTGATAGAGACCGTTCCGTTGACGTCCAGCCGAGCGACAAACCTCACAGCGGCACGCATAGTTGGAGTATCCGTTGTACCCGTGCGGGATTTCTTCTTTCGGCTTAGCCCTCATCCGTTCGGACTGCTTACGCTGGTGCTCCGTGTTGGCTTTCGTGCACATTTCGCACCGGCAACCGTCGTGGTTGTACGCGCTTCGTGTTCCGTGCTTCATTACATCTCCTCGTTTTTTGTTTGTTGTGTTGAATCGCAAAACCGACAAGGCAAATTTCTCTTTGTGCCTTCACGGTATGCCAATAGTTCGTGGTCGGCCATCTTTAGCCAACCATATTCACCAACCCGCCGCCAAATTCGTTCAACGTGCTCTTGGCAAAGAATCAACTCGCCTCGTGGCGATGACCAACGTGGCTCAGGTATCTCGTTCCGTATTTTTTGTTTCACTTCTGTACTCTCCCTTTAACGCATACAAATGCGATGTCTTGATCGAACGTCGAATGATTCCACGCTTCCTTCGCTCGGCGTCTCTTTCCGCCTTTGTCATGCCAGCCCAAAAACCGAACTCCTCATAGCGCAAGGAGTGATCTTTGCATTTTTCAAGCATTGGACAGCGGCGGCATAAGAGACGAAGCAAATCAATAGATTCGTAAACGTCCTCTTCCTCTGGGAAGAACAACGTCGTACCTCGGCCAAAGCACGATGCTTTTTCTTGCCACGACAAGTTAAGCATCGCCATTGACTCCTACGCCATCACCAAGGTGCTCGCTTTCGGTAAACATAACTACCAATCATTACACCTATGAGTGCAATAAGCAACGCTCCGACAATCCATCCAACGTTCAAAAACGACTTCTCGCCCGTGGTGGCCAAACCGACTGTAAGAACCATTGCCGCCAACACAAGACCAACCGAGCGCCACCGCTCTCTAAAGCGGCGCGCTCGGAGGTCTTGGTCGAGGAACCCCATACGATCAAACATTTGAATTTCGGCACGCTCAACAATGGAAGCGGCGTGCTCAATGACCGTGGGCTCCGAAGATGGACGTGACACTAGAACGGCTCCGACGAGTACGTTTCCATCTTGGGCTTCGGTGCTTTTGGTGCACCCGCTCCGCCCAACGACTTCCAACGCAACGATGCGCCGAGGCTGTTGGCCACGAACGGGAGACTCACCCCGGTTGACCCATCCTTCTTCTCGTAAAGTCGTGGCTCCTCAACGTACCCCTCAGCAATAATTTCATCACCCTTGGCAATTGTCTCGGCAACGTTTTCGGCCAAAGGACCAAAGCACGTCACGTCATGCCACGTTGTGACATCCTTCCAGTCATCTCCGTCTTTTTTGCGGCGGTTGACCGCCACGCTAAATCGGCAAACGGCCATACCGCTGTTACTAAATCGCAAGTCGGGCTCACGACCAACATTTCCGATGATGGTGCTACTACTCATTTCATTACCTTCTTTCTTTTTTGTTTATAGGTTTCCTACGGTTTCCATTTCGGAAAGGTACGCTTCGATTTCCGGCAAGTCATCTCGCACCAAGTCGGATGTCGAATTGATCGCCCTGCCGACCGCATCTTGAATGGCGAGCCTTAGTGCATCGCCCTCCAACTGTGCGCGCTTTCCGAACTCGGCAATCTTCGCCTTGTCCTTAGCCGTCAAGATTGTAGGGTCAATCGTCGCCGCCGTTTCCACAACTTCGGCATCGGGGTCCCCATCGGTTCCACACAAAAACGTTTGGAAACACATGTATTTGAATGCCATACTCAAAGCCTTGCTCACGGCCTTATCCCCGCTGTCTGCCGCCGAGCCAGTCATAGAAGTCAAGACGCTTGAGCCGTCTTCCGCCATGAAAGTGTACGACACCAAAACGTGTGCAACGTTCATTGTTGCGCCCTTGCCGGTGAGATAGGTGTCACGTTCAACCGTCAACACCTCTGGCAAGATTGCTACTCCGTGCTTCACGAGAGCCTTGCGGACCGATGCAACCGTGTCGTCAATGCTTCGGAAAGCAAACTTTTGGGCTTGGTTGTATCCATTCTTTTCGACGGGCATTGTGTCGGCTAATACCTCAGCCATCTTTTTGAATATCAATTGATTTTCAGACATTACCTATCATCTCCTTTTTTTGATTTGCCAAACGTGCTTCTTCAAAGACCCGACGACCTTTAGACGTGATCTTGTAAACATACCGTCCGTTACGACGACCATCGGTACGGAGCAATCCCTTCTCCTTGAGTGATGAGCAACTCGTCCTCAACGACTCGTATCGCATGGATGTGACTGATGCGGCCTCAACACTTGTCAGCCCGACGTGATTTACCCTGACGAACGTTGCCAAGAGGTCATAGGTTGCGGTTCCGTAGCGGACACGACCAAGATTTCCGTGCGGGCGCTTTGGCTCGACTGCTTCTACCCTCTTGGGCGGCCTCGCTTTAAGTTGACGGAGCACCTCTTCGCGCATCCGCCGTTGCTTGCGGCTCAACCCCTTCTTGATGTTTTGCTCAAGCCAAGACAAAGATGCCTCGTCAAGTGTAATTGACATTGCCATTTTGTTTTCCTCTCTCTTTTGTTTCATCCGTTTCTCATCTCCCGACATACTCGTCGGTAGATTTTTTGTAGAGCCTTGATTTCAAGAGTCTCAAGACTTGTGCCACAAGACCATCTCTTTCCATCTACTCGATCTTCGGCCCAATAACCCTTGTCAATCTCGGTAAGGTAATCCTCAAAGCCGTAGCCCATGCCGTTGATGTACCGCTCGTCCTCTGCAAGTTCTTCCAACGCCACTTCGTGCTCCTTGATGTCGGCAAGGGTGAGGTCATGGTACTTGGTGGTGTCCATTAACAACCCCCTCTCGCCGCCGCACGATCTCGCTTCATTTCCCTAGCCACGTCTCGGTAGCAAGGCGAGCAAAGGTCGAACTTATTTTTGGCGGGCGTACCCGTCCCACAACACGGACATTTTGCATCTTGCTCCGTAGCGGTTTTCATGATGATTTGCTTTGCCATTTCAGTCTCCCTTCAAAGACTTGCTTCCGGGACTCCTTGCCCCGTGACTCCATTATATGCACACTATGGTATCCCATGCAAGTATCATAAAAACCCGTATAAAATATGGGCAAACTGGGTGTTGTCAAAATGCGAAAGGTTCTGAGATGGGGTAGGGTCAATACCCCATGAACAACGCGCTACTCACACTGACTTTTCCATGCGGATGCAAACGAGACCTTTATCGGGGCGACGTGATCGGCATCCCCTTCCAAAAACTTCCGCAAGCGGTGGCCGATGTCATCACCCAACTTGAGATGCGCGGGTGTCGTTGTCCGGCGATACAACACCAAATGTAATTAGAGAACTGCGAGGTCGCTCCAGCCGCGCACGCCACAACCTTGACCGGCAAGGAACGTGAGCATCCCGCTCGGAGCACTCGCTCCACTCATGGCGGTCCACCAACGTGAGCCACCGTCCATCGCTGGCGCTTGAAAGTGTGTGCGCCCCGACGACTCGCTCACTGTCAAGTGATGGTAGTGACCACTCACGAGTAGGTCCGCTTGAGCGATGGGTTGTTTGCCCAAGGCTTGTTTCGCCCACCACAAGGATGCTTGGTTGGCGCGCATTTGATGTCCATGCGCAAAGCCGACGCGAACACCGGAGACGTCAAGAGTCATTGTGTGGTCCTCGGCAATTGCTCCGGTCGGAACAAAAACGTTGTTGTACCGCTCGGGGTTGTGTGCGAGTATCTCGGCAACTTGCTCAACGACGGCAAGATCATCGTTGTCTAAAAATACGTTCGTGAACGCCTTCCCGTTTCTGCGATTTTCTCCGTGGTTGCCCGGCACCGCTCCAAGGATTGTTCGGAAGTTTGCTTTTGCCAGTTGCTCAATAAGTTCCAAGATGAGATGGCGCACCAATCGAACTTGTTCACGTCGGTCAAGATCAACATTGAATGTTTGGGCCGAATAATGCCCGTCGCAGTTTTCGATCAAATCTCCCAGTCCAATGCAATAGACGGTTTCGACCCTGTGGTCTTTGCGCATCTTTTTGGCGTGAGCGAGGAGACGGTCATACGTTGCGAGCAGTCGTTCCACAAACTCGGGAGTTCCGCCACCAACTTCACCGGCTTTGCCAACTTGCCAATCGGCCAACGCCACAACGAGAGAGCGATCGCCGCCCTCACCGGGGTTGGGGGCGGTGAGCGGTCGGCGTCGCGCTACCATCTTACAGAGTTCTTCGATGTCCGCACGATTTTCGTCGTCAAGGCTCGCAGGCTCTAGCCGGGCTCGGTAGTAGCGCAGTTTTCGACCGTCGTGTGTTTCCCATGCGCGCACTTGAATCGAGCCGGGGACGATTCGCACGGAGCGCGTGACTCCAAAGTCCTTGACTATCTCTTGCCAGATGCCATCGTCAGGTTGGTCTTCCATTGGACCCGACGAAACTTCTCCAGCGTCACCGTTCCATACGACGCCAGGCTCCCATCCCTTTGGGTGTTTTTCCGGTGGTCCGGTGGTGCGGTCTTTGAGACTCATCGTTCTTGAGCCTCTTCGAGCATTCCGCTAACTACCTCGGGCGGGAATTGGCTTGGTGAGTTGTCCTTGTCGTCAAGGCGAACCAGCCGTAGGTCAAGCCCTTCGAATAACCCACTCAGGCATTGCCAAAGAACATCCTCCAAGTGACTGATTTTTGAATGTAACTCGGAGTTCTCCTGTAACAATTCTGTAACTTGGTTTTTGAGTTTTTCCTTCTTAGACATTTTCCCACACACCCTTCAACAAAGTTTTCTCAGGACATCCACATCTGCCCCGCAGATGATCGGAGAGTGTTGCTTCAACAAAAGAATTTTCGGGATACTCGTTCCGAATTGCTCCGACCATCCTTCTCAATGGAGCGCCTTGCTCAACCCACTCCGTGAGCGTTTCAATGTCTTCGTCATTAAATATCGCAACTGCACGCGCCACCTTGCACTGCGTTGCGGGTTTTTTTATTGCGTCTCGAAGCGCCATTTTTTCTCCAATCACTCATCATGTGAGTCCTCATCAAAATCCCTACGTATCACTGTATCTAATTCAGCGCACTTCTGATTGCATGATGATGAAATGAGCCCTTGCACGGCTCCGTTGAGGGTGTGCTCGCTTACTGACGTCATGGATGCTTTCACCGTCGAACTCGTGATGCGTGCCGTGCTCATGGCCTCAGCATACAGTTGCACAAGGGTGCCGTAAAGGTTTCGTAATGCAGACCGGGAGTCGGGGTGAAGGGAGACAACACCGTACAGAAAGGAGGTACGGGAGGCAACCCCGAACTCCCGGCCTACGAACTTGAAAAGTTCATCCTAATGAGAGTGTAGCGCCTGTTACGCCGCCACCGCCACCTTTTCCGTGACTTCCAATGTGGCAATCACCTGGTCCGCCGCCTTGACGATGCGTGAAGCGCTCTCACGCAGTCCTTTGGTGGCTTCGGCGTCTCCACCCTTCCAAGTGAGAACATAGCCAAACGTGTAGTCGTCAGTTTTTATTCCAAGGGCTTGGCACACGATGAACGCCACCGACTCCGCTTCCAACTCTTTCTGGTCACGACCAATTTTGGCTTCTCGGTCGGTGTGCAAGATGGCATGACCGATTTCGTGAGCCATCGTCTTGACTTGTTGGAGCGGGGAATTGGTGCCCAAGATTGAGATGGTGTTGGTGTCAAAGTTGGTGGTGCCATTTGCACCGCCCAGCCCGTCACCTTTGATCTCCGTAGTGAACCCGATGCTCTCAGCAAACTCAACGAGTCGCTCGAAAATTCCCTCGGGAGCCTCTCCTTCGAGAAGCGTCACCGGAGACACAATCTCGTCACCGTCGGTTTGGGCAACGTCAAAAACGGCAACGGTCTTGAACCCGAAAACCCTCGTCTTCTCAGTTGGTTCACCGTTTTCGTCCTTCACTTTACCAACCATCGGAGCCAAGATACGGATGCCCGTCTCACCCTTGCGCACCTGTCGCCCGAGCGCCTGCCACGTTTTGTAACCGGCAACTTGAGATGCTTCGGGGTATTGCATCGCAATCAACATGAGGTTGTTGAGCGAGTAGTTGTGAAATTTTGTGGCGGCCTTGAGGTAGTCGTGCCACCCTTCGGTCGTCGCTAGATTCGCAATGCCCGCTTCGATTTGAGCGAGCGCCGCCTTGGCGTCTTTGAAGTCGGTTGTCATTTAAGCCACTTCCTTTCCAACTAGGTTTTCGATTGCTTCTCCAAGCGTCTTTGCCGTGAGTGTGTGAATCCACTCGCCGTCGGCGTCGTGGTGCTTCGCAACCCAAACGTTGCCCGAGCGAAACACGTAGTTCGTCGCGCCGTCAACGGTAAGAACGTAAGTCCTACCGAGACGCTCAACGTTGTGCTTGCGAACGAGTTGTTTGGCAACTCCGTTAACTATGTTGTGACCCTTGCTACTCATTTCATTTGCTCCCTTCATGAGCGTTTCTTCCAACAAGTTCATTATAGACACATATTTTATCCCAACGCAAATACCCTCAAAACCCTTACAAATAAGGGGATTTCTCGGAACCAATTAATATGACTGGAATGGCTGACCGGCTCATCAAAGAGCGCTAGAATCGTTGCAGTAGTAAAACCGAACAAAGGGAGTTTTGAAATGTCATTCCGTTTACTTCATGATCGAATCGCAGTGCTAGCCGACGAAGTTTCCGATACAACCGAGTCTGGTCTCATCGTCACGGAGTCCGCGCAAAGTCCGTTGCGCTACGGCACCGTTGCAAATGCCGGTCTTGGTCACCGCTCCGAACACACCGGAGAGAGCGTCTCGCTAGACGTCAAAGAGGGCGACCGCGTGTTCTTTCACCGATCATCGGGACAACCGTTAGAGATTGAAAACGTTGAGTACGTCATTTTATCTAACAGTGAAATTATTGGCATCGAAATCGCCCAATAGCGTTTTCGGGCTCCGGTAGGACCCAATCAACGGTAGCGTCGCTTAGAACGCAACTGAGCGGGCTCTGGTGACCAATTAGCCGTAGAGAATGTGCCTCCTTTTGTAGGTCTCGTCGCTCATTGGTCAGCAGTCTTTCGCTCGCGCAACTCACGGCCAAGCGCCAAGATGATGTCGTCGGGGACCGCTTCAATATCGTCCCACGTCAGGGTCTTTGAGCGGTTTCCTTGAGTCACGATGACGGAGAACGTGGTGTCCTCGTCACACACTCCGTAGTTGTTTGGTCCCGGTGCGTTGTGGGGTTGTTGTGGTAGCCCATTGAACAACCGATAGTTGGTGAGTAGTTCGTGATTCATGACGCATTCTCCAACATTTCTTCCTCGGCGCACCAAAGGCACAACACCGAATCGGACATCTCTCCACAATCGGCGCAAACAACGACGATTGGCAATTCTTTTTCGTTAGCCATTTCGATTCCTTCCTTTTTTGTTTCCAACAAGTTGACGATCAACTTGTCTCGGTGGCCACCGAGCCGGAGGTGCAATTCCTCTCGGTGACCAGCGAGACCAATTGGTCTCAGGAGTTATGCCACCTCCTTCTTGTGCTTGCGGAATGGACCATCGCCGTCCCTGTTCAGTGGCGTTACTTTTCCGCAGTGGGTGCACTTGGCCTCGCGATACCTAAAGTCAATTTCTTCGTAGGCCGGACGGGTGCCGCTACCGGGGCACACAAGTTCATCCCCAGGCTTTGCACCATTGGTCCATTCGACCGGAGCGCTTGGGTAACACACCGTGCAAAGGATTGCTCCGTGAGCCTCAACGGCTTCGGCTTCGGTGAGCGCCGCCAACTCGGGAAGCCAAATGAAATCGGTTTCTTTACCCATTTTGTTGCACGTTGAGCAATCCATGTCCTTGTGGATGTGTCCGCCATTATTGGCCACGAGAAAGAAACGAGCCCAGCCTTCGTACTTTTTGTTGGCTTCGGCAAGACGCTCGCGCGCTTCCACCAAAGCATCCCAAGCGGCTTGAAGGTTCTCAATCATTTCGACAACCTCCAAGGCAATTCGCCCGTTGATAAGCAGTTGGATAATCCCTGCGGTTTGCTTGCGATCTTCGTAAGACATTTCGCAAGTTGCGAGACGAGCCGCTTCTTTTGCGTTAGCGAAGTTCGTAGCGTGCTCGATGAACGCAACCGTGTTCAACTTTTGAAAACCAAAACGGTGGCTCGTCTTGCGCCCGTACCTGTCCTCGTCTTGCGAGTGGCCAAGAACCCACGTCTCGATGAACTCGTCAACCCCATCGGCATCAGTAAAATACTGTCCATTCAATCGGTCGTTTCGGACGGGTTGAACGATTGTGTCCCCGATGCGGTCACGACGTGTCATGACTTTGAAAGCCGCTTCTCTTACAACCTCGTGAGCCGCAGCAATTTCCGTGTCAATTTCTACTTCTCGGTTGTGCGGATTTACCACCGTTGCCTTCTTCATTTTCGTGCTCCCTTCTTGAGCGGTTGTTTCCATAGTCTAATTGTACACACGTATTTTATCCCAATACAAGTATGCCTAAAACCTTAGTAATTACAAGGATTTTTGGGGGTTGGCGAACCCGCTCAGTGTGTTTTAGCGAAGTCCCTGTACGGAAGGTCTTTGACCGGAATGCCAGTCATGGCGGCGTAGAGTTCGCTGGGCACAACCGAGTAAATGTCGTCCCACTTGTGCACCCACCCGCCACAGCGCAGTGACTCAGATGCAAGCGCCGAGCAAATCCAGGATGACCCCGTTCGAATGCGTGGAAGCGGAATCCATTTTGGCAAAAGAATCTGTAGAGAAACCGATGCGATGCTCAACCAGCCATACTTGTCGCCAACCTGCGCTTCGGCGAAGGTGAGTACATCATCGGCCAGAACGTCTTCGGGCAACGGAAGAATCTCGAACCTTCCGCCAGGCGCGATTTCCGAAAGTCTTTTCTTTGCGTTCACACCCGAGCCGAGAGCCTGAATTACCAACTGCTCTCCATTTTCATCAACCTGATCGCTGACGATGAATGCGTGATTCCAAAATTGTCCGTCACGGAAACGCAGGAACTCACCAAGCCGAATGGCCCATCCGATGATTCCTTTGCTGTGACTAAAACCTATGGCTCCCGGCTCGTAGTGCATCACTTACCTGCGACTCGCTTTGCTGGTGCCGCTTTCTTTGCGGGTGCTTTTTTGGCTGGCTTAGTGGCCGCCGAAAGTATCGCCGCGATTGCCGCTTTGTTTGCCGCTACCTTTGCACGTTGAACCCGACGAGCCTGTTGCACGATGGTCGTTACGATGGCACTTGCCGCCACGAGCGACGCTGTTGCCTGGGCCGGAATGTGAACCGATGGGGCGACGTTCACCAAGATGGCGATGAGCGCTCCAACCGTACCGCCGACGGTAACGATGTCACCGGCAATTCGTTTCTGGTACTTTTTGGCATTTTGAATGATGGACATATTTCTCCTTAGTGGTTTAGGCGTTTAGTTTATCAAGGTCTTTGTGTAATGTTGAAATGCTCACACCACGTCCGTCTCCGTGCACAGCCTCAAACTCGCCCGTGATTACTGCCCAGGCTTCTGTGGCGATGGCGTGCCAAGCCGAATATGAAATGGCTTGGATTCCACCCCAAGTGACAAGGTAAAGGTACTGATCGTCGTAGCCCACGAGTGGAACACAATGACCACCAACGATGGGGCCAGAACAAACCTCGGCTGTCCAAGGTTGGTGATCTTGAAATGCCACCTGCATCTCGTGAGTGACGGCGATTCCCGCATAGGCAAATCCGTACATGAAAACTGCTGTTTGAAGAGTTGGAATATCGTTGATGCTCACGGGGGCGTAGGCACTAACTTTGTTGTCGTAGAAGCCGTGCGTGCGAACGTAGTTGAGGTAGTCGGCCAGGACAACACCGGCATCTTGACCGTTCGTGTAGTTCAAGTAGTAGGCAACCGTCTGGTCGTCGTTTGCAAACGTCTCGCTTTCCTTGGTGATGTTTGCGTCGGCCATGAAGCCGTGGTTCAAGCCCGCAACACCGCAGTCACCATATTGGTCGTTGCCGAGCATTTCCCAATTTGCAACATCGGGAACGGTTACCGCTGGTGGCGCTTTTGGTAGGTCACCTGCAACGTAGTAGGTGAGGTCTCTTAGCCCGACCGGAATTTTTCCGGGGAGGCATCCGAGTTTTCCGAATGGACGTGGTTCTTGCATTGTTCTCCTTGATTGAATTGTTTTATTGTGAGCCGACAAAGTAAGCGGAAAGATATGTCTCATCAGGACTCGGTGCCGTTGCAAGGTCCGTTGCCCAGTAGTTATTTGGAATTGCTTGAAAATATGAACCTGACGTGGCAGAGGCCAAAACCGTTGAAAGCGCTGACGGGTAGGAAGTATTTGTTGGGCCTTCAGAACCCCATGCAATTCGGTTTCCATTTTGAAAAACCTGGTTAGCCAGTGGCGTAGCGGCGGACCCTCCCCCACCACCCGACGTTGTGACAAGAGAAGAAACCAAATAAATTCCGGTTAGTGGCACCGTCACGTTAGTACCACTTGCAACGGAAAATCCGTAGTTGGCAAAGCCCGTACCACCGAAAGTTACGATTGTTTGCGTTCCGCCAACAAGGGTTGTTGATACGGAGTTGTAATACAACGCGTACGGTGCTTGATAAAGAAATGTCTCGTTGTTAGCAACGCCGTTCCAGTCGGAAACGGAAAGAATGTCGCCCGTTGCATGGGTTACGGGAGTGGTCCAAGATGCCATGATTAGTCGTCAGCCTTCGGTTGTGCAATTTGGTTTTGCTCGGCAAGTTCCTCAACGGTTTCGCCCGGATGCCAGTGCATGGCATTTTGTGGTCTAACCATCAGTAGGTTCTCTATGTCTCTAAGGTTACTCGGCCAAACGACCTCTACCCATTGTCCAGCAACCGCACGGTTCTCACAATCAACACACCAAAATCTTCGGTCGTGAAAGGATGCGTACTGCGCTCCATTGCACCCAGTGAACGGACACATGACGAGCCAACGTCCACCATTGACGGACGCGAATGCTTTTGCTTCTCGGAAAATGCTTTTGTCCTCAACGACTTGTTGGCGTTTTGGATAGGGCAAATTGCTGGAGCGCCAAACGCACCTCTGCGGAGCGGTCCAGTTTGCTGGTTCTCGCTCATGCTCGGGTTGACGTGTTATTTCCGCACTGTGCTTGACGAGTTGGTCAACCAGTGAATCGTAAATACCAAAACCTTGTTCTGGATTTTCCACTTTCATTTTATTGATTTCACCGACAATTAACTGGGACTCAACAAAGCGAGGGTCTTGCGCTTTTTGTTGGTAGTGGCCATGTTGTTCGGCGTATTGCAGGCTGGGCATTTGTTGCATTTTTCCTCCTAAAGGGTAAGAACCGACGTGCTAACTCCGAATTGGTAACTGCCCAATACCGTAGGTGACATTAGCAGTTCGTAAGGAGAAAGGGCATACGTTGTGGCCCAGGTCGGATTGTTCATGTCCACCGAGTCGGTAATTTGCTCGATAACACTATTCTGCGTAAAGGTCGTGCTCGACGTTTGACCCGTGTACGAGACGGTTATTTGGTCCATCAAGCCCCGTCCAAGAATCTGGGTGATGTTGTTTCCGTTGTTGCTCTGCGAGTTGATGCGAATTTGAGTTACACGCTCAAGTGGCAGGTTGTACCACTTCGCATAGTTTTGAGCCAAAGCCAATGCGTCTCCGTCGTACTGCTGTTGAAGTGAAGTCAAACCCTGCATCGTTCGGTTGCCGTAAACACTTGCCGAATACGCTGCCGTTGATGCCGATGCGTTGAGTGGATATTGGTTTGGTCCCCACGTTTGCAACTGACTTCCAGGACGACCCGACTGCGCTTGAATCTCGTTCCACGTATCAAGGTCATCCATTTCAACGGATAAAGTGTTTCCCTCGTAGTAATACGTTGCGGCTGGGTAGTCGCCAAAGACCGCTTGCGAAGTATTGCTATTTGGTGACAGGTATTGGTACTGACGGTTGTAGGCAGAAATTGTCCCAGTAGGATTCTGGAAAATAACACCAGGTTCACTTTCGGTAATTGTTTGCATGTAGTTCAGCCCAGAAGTCGTTGTCAGAGGATTGGCCTCGGCGTACAGCAATGTCCTAAACGGATACGGAACGCTTAGTGCGTACAAAGGATTCAGTCCAAGCACCTGCAATGCTTTGTTGAGCCGAGCGACAGTTGTACCACCAGAAATTGCGCCGAACTCTTGTTGTTGAAACCACGTTCCCGTGAGGTAGTGATTTTGAACTTGTGATGCGGTTAGGTTGATTCCTGAGTAAAACGCCACATCGCTTAGTTCTCCTGGAAATGCGGTTGCTGGTGTTGAGTTGGTTTCCAAAACCCCTGCGGCTGGCGTGAGCCCAGTCGTTCCTTGTGGCGGAGTTCCAACGTTGATGTTTGTCAGGTTTCCGAACGACGTTACAGCGGGTGCAAACTGGCTCGCCAAGTTTGAGTCAATGTATGCAACCGGATAAGAATTAAATCCACTATTGACTACGAGGTGATGCCAGTTTCCGTCAAAAAGGTTGATTGGGGAAACGGCAAGAACGGAGGGAACCGTAGCCGAACCGAAGTAAATTGCGTTTTGGTAATTCACCAAAGTGCCAGAGGTTGAGTATTGGCTGTATTCCGCTGTTCCGAGTTGAAGTTCAACGGCGAACGACGTAGACAATGTGCTTGTGGCATGGAATACGACACCGTTAGGAACGGCGGCAACCGATGAAGACGTTCCGGGATTGAGTGTGAATTGAGGTTTTGCACCTGCCCACTTGAACCAACATTCGAACGACCAACCATTCGTGCCGTTTCTGGGCAGTCTCCAAACTATGTAGTCGTAGTCCACGTCACCAAGCCACATATTTCCATCAGCACCAAGGCAGATCGAGGTTGGGTAGGCCAACGCATTTTGAAACCAGTACGGTTGTGTCCCTCCTGAGGTTGTTACCTTCCAAGCACCACCACCAAGTTGTGATGTGTACTTAGGGTCGGCAACCCATAAATATGTTCCATCCGAACAAATTCCAATCGGAGAAGAGCCTGGCAATAAATAGTTCGCCAACAAGGTTCCCGATGTTCCGATCTTCCAAACCCGTCCACCCGTTCGTGCAGTCGAGTTGTAGTTGGTTGTCCAAAGATTACCGTCCGGCCCATTACATATCCCGTTGAACGTGCCCGTCGTGGTGATGTCGTATTTTGTAACGGCGTTAGTTGCCGGAACAACCTTGCAAACAGCACCAATTTGAGTATTCGAACCATCTTGACCGGCAACCCAAATGTTGTTATCTGAACCAGTGCAAACACCAAACGCCTGTACGGAACTAAGTCCGATTTTTGGCCCGACGGAACCGGATGTCGTAACTTTCCAAACGTATCCCGACTCATCACCAACCCAGATGTTTCCGTCTGGCCCATAGCAAACATCTCCTGCGGTGGCCGCTGTGAGTGTGTACTTCGTTGCAACTCCAGCGGTTGTAACTTTCCAAACGGCGGCGTTAAAATCCGATACCCAAAGATTTGTGCCGTCGGAGCAAACGCCAGTCGGCTGTGCGCCCGCAAGAACGTATGCCGTCGAAACGCCCGCTGGTGTTGTCTTGACCACCGAGCCAGCGGCACCTTGCACGGCAAACCAAACGTTGCCGTCGGGTCCAGCACAAACTGCTTCGGCGTTCCCTGAGGAAGGTAATGAAAAAGAAGTGACTTGGATACTTGCGGAACTTTTCAAGAAGTCGTGATTTGTGGGAGGTTCGGTCGTGTTGTCAACGGTTTTGAATCCACCGTTCGATGTATTCGTTCCATTCGTAAGGTCAAGAGCGGTGCTTGAGTCGGACAAGAAGGGACCTAGTTTTCCGTAAGAAGGAATGCCTCCAAGTCCAGAAACTAGCGAGCCGGTATTGTTGTTGCCCGATGAGTCAATAACCGTAGACGTTGCGATTTCATCACCAAGCCTGTAGTAGGCCGCAAGATTTGCCCCACCATCCGATTCCACCAAACTTGCATAGTTGTTGTTGGAAAGGTACTTCAGTGAGAGCAGTTGCAAGAGGTCGTTGCATTGTATGGTTGCGTTGACGTTGAGAACATCCTTGATGTCCAATTTGATTGACTGGAAGTATCCGTAATACTTTGGATAAGTAATTCCATTCCATGCAGCCGTCACTTGAAATGGATTCATTGGCTTTAGCCCAAGCCCGCCGTTGTACAAGAAACTGTTTGTGTTCCAAGCATTGAAGGAGCCATCGCGTGCATTGACCGTGAAGTTTGCCGATGTTGCTTGAATCCTGTCCAACTCGTGCTGTCTACCGAAAGGACCAATTTGCATTCGCTCCACGTAACTTGAAATGTTCGTCCACGTCCCCAAACCGTTGAGCGGATTTTGATAGTTATTAGTAGTGCTTACCTGCACGAGCGTTTCTGGAAACCGAAGCAGTGGATTCAACCCATTTGCACCAGACACAAAACAGGCTCCAACCGTCGCCCACGAAGCGGTTGATGCCGAGGCGGTCCATCTTGGCGTTGAGGAAACCGAGCCGCTGTTGATGTAATACGCTCCCGAAACACTTGCCCCCGTTCCAGACAGTGCGGTATAGCCACTCGGGTTAGCGGAGATTGACGCACCACCAACAACTGTTGCCCCAACGAACAACTCTCCGCTAGAGCGAGGTGTGAGCGTTTGCACTGCAGGGGATGCGGACATTCCGTAGTTCTGACTCCACTGGTCTAGTGGGTCAACGTACCAAACTCCGGCGTATTCTGCGACGTTTACCTGGATGCTACCCGTAGCGTTGAACGTGAATGTGACGCTTGCCGCCCCAGGTTTCACTCCGCGAGCGTAGAATATCTCCGCTCCGCCAATCGTTGTGTAACTCGTTGCGGTTTGAATCCAACGATTGCCAAGATTGTCAACAACGGAAACCGTGTCAACGTATGCCGGAAGGAATGTTGTTGCAATGAGCGTATTTCCAGAACCGAGGTTAGACGTAAGAGCAACGACGACTGAAGCGGCTCCACCACTTGATGTCGTTTTGTCTTGGATGTGAGTGATTGCCATTTTTACCTGCTGATTGCATTAACGTTAATTCCCGTAGCGGCACCTGTTTGTGAGCCACCAGAGTATTGACCAAGGACGGTTCCGGTTGCCCTTGCGTTCTGTAGTTGGTACTGAGTGACCACCTGAGCGATTGTTTGTCCACTGATTTGAATTGGAGAAGTGACGTGCAGAACGGCTGACCCTTGACCTCCACCAACCGACGTTGCCGATATTGGGCCAACCCCACCAACTCCACTAATCCCGCCAAGCGAAAAGTTTGTTGACAGGTCCGCCCCAACTCCACCGATTGCGTCTTGGGCAAGTTTTGCGTTATCGGTAATACCGAGTGCCAAACCTTCCATGATGTTTTTACCGTAGCCATGAAACACGAGTGACGGGGAGAAGATATGAAGGACGGACTTGAACGCTCCCATAATTGAACTTCCAACATTTTTGATCTTGTCAAGGACCGATCCAAGGCCGTTTTCAATACCGTTGATG